CCAAGTTTAGTACCCATCTCTGCAAGGGGATTACACATATTGACCCTCCTAAGTAATCTGAAGACCAGAACCACCAGTGCCAATGTTAGCTACTGTAGGGTCTAGTGGGACAACAAGCTGGGACGTACCTTTGGCTTTGCCAGTGATAGCACCCAGTTCAGCAGCGATGCCACTCTCAGGGTTGGACGGGTCATAACCCAGTTGGGTTGTTTGCCGTGGTGCCGCTGCAGGTGCCGCTGCTGGTGCAGGTGCCGCTGGCGTAGGTGCTGGGCTTTTAGGGAAACACATAAATATTAATCCTCAGAATTCTCATAAAGTTGTTCTTTATGAAGTTGCGTTAAAAGGTCTACGACTGAGCGCATACCCCCACGCCACATCAGCGTTTCAATGCTCTCGCCTTTATTAGGTGATATGTGGGGAATTCTTTCGGCCAGTGCTGTGATAAGTTCTTCCGATATATACGGAAATTTTTTCATGATTTTATAAATCCTCTATAGTGCAACCTTTAAGGGAATGCCCTTGTCCAAGCTGCACAGATGCCTGACCTAACAACATCATCGTGATTGAAGTTACAGTGGGCTGCAGGGATGTTGTACTTATGCATTAGATCGATAGCGACCTGCAGACCTGACTGTGTACCCTTCAGATCGTGTTGGGATATGTCACCGTTCACAACGACTTTGCTATCCTCACCGATACGGGTCAGGAACATCTTCATCTCATGGACTGTCAGGTTCTGACCTTCATCCAAGATAACGAATGCATCGTTAAAGCTACGCCCACGCATCACCTCAAAGGGTACAATCTCAATAGCACCTCGCTTGTGTGCATGTTCATACTTACCCTTACCAAGACGCTGTTGTAGCACCTCAGTGAGTGGGTAGACCCACGGTGCAATCTTGTCCTCAATAGTCCCACTAAAGAAACCAAGAGATTTACCTGCAGGGATGTTGGGCCTCGTTAGGATTATCTTATGTATCTGGTGCCTGTTGTACATGTCAGCAGCGATGGCTGCAGCTATGTAAGTCTTACCTGTTCCTGCTGGTCCTGTGACAAAGACTTGAGTGTAACGCTTGATACACTCAATGTAGTTGCGCTGGGCTGCATTCATTGGAAGTAGCGGCTGCACACGTGGGCCATGTGCAACCTCTATATCCTCGACCTTCTTTTTGTACGTTGATTTCTTACGCATTAGTTACCTAATTGGACATGCACCTGTGGCGCATCCATCATCCTCTAACTCATCAAGGCTGTTGGCTGCATCAAGGTTAATGGGTTTCAATGTAGCTGCATATTTCTCAAAGGTTTCCTGATCGACCACTTCTTGTGGCAGGTAAGGATACCCTAAGTCTTCTGCAGTTTTGGTAGGGTCGTTTCGATAGATGAAAGACACACCGACAAAGTTGTTCCAGTTCTCTTGGAACCAATCGATGATAGCTTCAATCTCAGTCTGGTCGTAGCTGATGGTGACACTGCAGTTATGGTCAACGTAGTGCTGCATCATCATCTTGTAGCGGTCTAGCTGTGCCACTGCGCTCTCTAAGTTAACGTGCTTACCATCCACTGTATCGAAGCTGACACCCTCGTAAGAAACGGGGAAGGTAGCCAGAACACTATCACCTCCTTGGCCTTCATAAGGGTCAGGAAACACACGGTATCCAGCCGCTTCAAGGATGGGAACGAGAGGGTCATGCTTAGAGAACTTTATGTTGTTGAAGATGTACTTACCCAGAGGTTTGTGTACGCCTTCTGTAGTTGACATAATTTTAGAAAGTGTGCCGCTAGGTTTAACGGTGCAGACTGCTTTAGACCGTGGCAGTCCTAGTTCATCAGCCATACCATGTGCGCCCTTATGTGCAGCGTTACGCAACAGATCGAACATAGCTGGATTGTTAAGGTGTTCCCAAGTCACGATGCCTGTCAGCCCTACACCTGTCAGACGTAGGAACTGGTTCAGTTCGTGCCAGCTACGCTGAAGGATACCGTCATCGAAAGACACACAGGTTTGCCTGTAGTTTGCACGGGCAATTAAGCCTATCCAATGGCGCACCAGATCAGGGTCCATGCCGTTAGTTTTGTTGAGGTCAAACTCTACTAAGTTACAAAAATTCTTATTACCTAGCAAAATCTCTGCACAAGGATTTACGCCTTTGAACCACGGTGCGCGGCGTTGTGCTTCAGTGGCATTGATGATGGCAGGTTCAGACCCACCAGCCTCTGTCATAAGCTGAAAGATATGTGACAGTTGACTGTAAGTTGGCTTGTTCCAGAACAGCAGCGAGTTGTTAGACTGACCCCGTTGTGGGTTGTCCACCCAGTGGTCCTTCTTAGCAGTGGCAAAGCGTTCCCAATCCTTGTCACCATAGTTCATCACAGCAATCTCAGCAGACCGTCGAGATGATAGTGTGGTGCCAAGCCAGTTGATTACATCAAGGATATCGATGCGGTCCAGTAGCTGCCCAGCGCGTCTGTTAAGGATAGCGCAGATAGCTTCAAAGGCTTTGTGAATGGTATTGTCACCAGAACTAATCCAGCCGTATCCACTAAGTCTTTCACCTGCTGGTCTGATCTGGCTGAAGTCTAAGACAACCTTATCAACAGGGTCTTTCATAGCTAGTATCTTGCCAATAGATTTAGCCCATGCTTCTGCGCTGTCACCTACCTCAAGTGTATATACACCGTTATGTGTATGCGCCCTGTTCTTGTCATAGCCACGGTAGTCACGGGTGGACCTGATGGTTTCAATCTCTACAGGTTTAGCGAAACCATTGAGGGTTCCAACCACTGGCTCAAAGCCTACACCACATCCCTGTAGCAACAGCCACATAGCATCAACTACATCATGGACTGTCTCTACCTGCCCGAATGAACAGTTGAACTGTGAGGCTTCTCTGCGCTTGGCTACGTCTGTGCCACCCAACCAAAGGGTACGACCTGATGGACAGGCAATACGTTTCAGGTAAAGGTCTCGCAGTTCCTCAAGTTCTAGGGTTTCTAGAGGTGACAGGTTTGTACCCTTGGCACGTTCCCACAACCACCGCTGATGGTTAATCACACGGTTGATGGTCTGGTCCCATGTTTCAAATTGTTTGCCCTCTTTATCTAAGGGTCTGTTATATGTTCTGCGCGTTACTACCTGCGCTCTGGTATCTAGTTCTGCTGTCACCTGTTATCTCCATCACCCTTTAGCTGCCCACGCTCTGCACGGGACGCTAATTTCGTTGTGTTATTATCTGCAATTATCGACAGCGGTTGTTGCATCAGTCGGGACATCTCGGAGATGAACCACAAGATATCACCGAGTTCATCGATGACTGCCTGTGTCTCAAAGGGTTTGTCCTTGCGGTAGAACTTGGCAATCTTGCCAGCGAATTCACCAGCCTCTGCCACTAGCCCAAGCGATAGATATTCTAATGCTCTTTCTTCAGGATAGATGGCAGTCTTTGCTGCATTCTCTTGGTACTGGTTGAAGGTAAGTTCATTGGTTGAGAAGTCTTCACGCCACTTAGCCATCAATGATATCCTTTCCCTCAATCTGATTGATACGCATCTCTGCGTAGCGCATTGCTTTCTTCAGGTCGGTCACCTCAGATTCAATGTATGACTGGCCTTCATATTTTTTATTACCAGCGCGACAGGCATACTTAATGATGTTGCCAACATGGAAAGGTAACTCATTTTGCATGATGAAATCTGCTGGCTGAACCATGAAGTCGGTGTAGTGGCTGGGATGTTTTACAGTGGTGTCCAAGGTGTAACCTTTCCTGATTTGTCTATGTCAGATGCGTGGCAAATACGGGCAACCTGTGCCTGTACCAGTGCGTGTTCTTCTGACAATTTTTTGGATTGAAATGCTTTGACTACTAGAGGCCAAAGGTCTTCAGGTTCTTTAGCTGGTGCCAGTATCTTGGTGGCAGTGACAGGGCCACACCCTGCCAGACCATCATAGTTGTCAGTCTTGTCGCCTGTCAGTGTTTGGTGCATGTGGTTGTATGCAGCTTCAAAGACACCAATATGTCTGACCGCTGTGTCCTTTGCAGGGTTGTACAGCAGGGCAGGTATAGTCTGCAGGTCTTTGTCTTCACTGACAATGATGGTAGTTAAAGGGTGTGTGGTAGCCTCAATGCCCAGTAGGTCATCAGCTTCAAAGGTGTCAGTGAGTACTGCACCCTGTTCCTCAATCATCCACTGTCTGACAGCCTGAAGTACCAGAGGTTTGCGTGTATCTTTCCTGTTCTCTTTGTATGTCGGAAGGATATCTTTACGCCAGTTGTTTGGTCCTGTGAGATACAGGGTGTAGTCACTGGCAATTAGGTCACGCCTTACATTTGAGATATAAGTAAGGCAGTGGTCGATGGCCTCATGCTCATACGCATGTAAGGTCCACAGTCCATCACCCCACTTGATTGGACGCTCAACTGCAGCGGCTGCTTTGAACGCTATGATGTCAGCATCAAACAGCAACCTCATTGTGGTTTACCTACAAAAGGCATCACACTTAGGTCAGGCTTTTTCTTAGGCTGAACCCGTTCACTCAGAATGAAAGCTGTGTCCAAAAGAATACTTCTGAATGGGCAATCGTTATCCTGAATTCTTGCGGCCTGAATACATAACTCGCTCAGTACTTGTGTGGTTGCTAATAGTTCTGCGAGGTCTACGCTTACTGCTAGTGGTTCATCCATTTCGGGTTAACTCCTGCCATGAGATTGGAAACAAAGACGCCATCTGTTCACCTAGTAGTTCGGCAAACTCTTGGACTTCGCGCTGGGCGTCAGGCTTGATGCGAAGGTTGTAGACACGGGACCAGAACAGGAGACTGCCTGTCCATACCCACTCAGTGATGACACCTTGAGGTAAGATACCCCGCGCCTGTTCAGCACAGATGCCGAGTGCAACCATCTTGTTGTATGTGGCAATCGCATCGATGCAGATGTCATGGTATTCTTCTAGAAATTCCTCACTTCGCCTATGTGCTTCAGGGTTAGACCCTTGCTTTACATCAGGTGCTGCAGACCTAAAGAAGTCAGGCTTCCAGTAGCTGGGTGAGGACTTGACATACCGTCTGCTAACTTCATTCCATGTGCCACCGACTTGGTGCTTTGCAAGTTGTCTGCTTATGAAGATGCTGGTGCTGCATCGGAATGTAGCTTGTGGATGTGAGAAGGGATGTAGGTGGTTCTCTCTTGCTAGGAATGCAATCAGCCCTGCGTTCCTTGCGGGTCCATAGTTCTCTGCTTGTTTGTCGAATGAGACCCGCGCTGCATCAGCAACTAGATCGTCATCGCCCATGTGGGTCATGTAGTGTATGTCAGTCATGTCTAGTTCCTAATGATTAATGGTTAGATTTAGTTAAATTGCAGGTCATTCTCGTAGTGTATTATTCTATGACAACAGGAACACAGCAGCGCACACTTGTCAGCTTCAGCTAGTAACCTGCACCACTTCATGTCTAAGTTACCTGAGTGCAGGGTGAATGATTTCTGCGTTGGGTCTATGTGATGGAAGTCATAGGCGGCAGGGTGATGCTCTGTATCACATCGCTCACACTTGCCACCTTTGTATTCAATCAGGTCCAGCTTTCTCTGCCTTCGCTTCTTCTGTTTATCAGTGGGTATCGTACCATGTGCGTCCGACTTTGTACTCTCCATCGATGGGGATTTTAAAGTTGAAGTGTTCTCCTGCTTGTTGAAAAGATCGTACTGCTTCTCTTCCGATTTCATCTGCTATTTCCTGACGGGCTATTAGCTGCACCTCGTCATGGACATGAGCCACAAGAGCGTAGTCTTTGCCGAAAGCGTAGCCCTTTGTGGTTAGATTTTGATACAGGATTACTGTTGCTTTCTTAGCAAGCAGCGCACCTGCGCTCTGTAACAACATGTTAAGTGCTGAGTGGGGTGAGCGAATGGGTAGCTGTCTACCATCCAATCCTTTTAGGTAACCTTTTAGTTTTACCATCCATAAAACTCTCTCACGCAGTAGCTTGAGGGCTGGTGTAGCTTCCATAAACTTGGAGATTAACTGTCTGCCTACCTTGTCATCACCGCCGACGATAGAACCTATGCGCTCCGCACCTCCACCGTACAAAAATGCGTAGATGAATGTTTTCGATTGGTTACGTGAACTTAGACCAGCAGCCTTCTGGTTCACTGTGTGAATGTCACCATTTAAGATGACATCAGCATACGCACCACCATCATATTTCCACATGAATTGGGCAAGACACCTTAACTCCAAGCCAGATAAATCAGCACCGACTAATGCATAGCCTTCAGGTGCATGGAACAAGGCGCGGCACTCTGCACCGTATGCTGTGGTGGCGCTAGGTGTCTGGCTAACATTCGGTTTTGAATGCGTACACCTGCCAGTGGCAGCACCATTAGTGTTGACCCTGCCATGTATCTTCCCATCCTTCACCATCTTCAGCCACGCATTGTTACCTGTTGCCAGCATACCAATACGCTTGTTGATTAGCATAACCTCCGAGAGAATAACTGCTTCTGGATAGTCCAGTTTAGACAGAACACTTTCATCAACCTGTGGCTTACCGCTGGGTGTGTATAGAGTAGGAACCCAGCCTCGGACCTTATGCAATCTATCGGCAATCTGGTCACGGGATGCAGCATTGAACACAACGTCTTTGACCTTGTAGGTCTTGACGCCCTTCACATATCCTCTGGTCTTGTTGTTGACCTTGGGTGTGAATGGTTCCCTCACCTGCCAAGGTGGGAAAGACTTCTGCAACTCAGCTTCTAGTTCAGCATGTCTGCTTTGCAATGTAGCCAGCAGCTTGTGTGCTGCGTCCTCATTGAAGTTGAAACCCTGTGCTTCCTGCATCAGGATGATTGCAGCAAAGTCATGCTCCAGCTTGATGCTCTCTGCTGTTGGTTTCTTAGACATCATCAGTTTGTATAGCTGCAGGTTCAGGTGACAGTCCTGTTCACAGTAGTCCTGCATTTCTTTAGACCACTGAGCAAACTTCTCGACACTGTATTCAAAGTCACCCTTGTAGTTACCAAGCCTATGACCCCACGCCTTTAAGCTGTGACTGCCGATCAGTCTGCCTGTGACTTTCTGTTCCCTGAAGTCATCGCCCTTCAAGTCCGACCAGATCAGGCGGGACATCAGCAGGGTGTCATGGATTTCACCAGTGAACTTGAAGCCGTACAGTTTCTCAAGCTGGGGAAGGTCGTAGCCCATGATGTTGTGGCCTGTCAGGATGTCAGCCTGTGACATCATGTGAAGCCCTTCATCGATAGGCATGTAGCCTTGCTGGTTGTCAGCGCAGCTTACCTTAACGCCACTGTTCACATCGATGATAACGATGGAGTGACACACGGTTGCATCAAGACCATCAGTCTCAATGTCGAACAGTAGGTTAATCATGGTACTATTCTCCCAACAAACTTAGATATGTGATTGACAAACGGCAGTAGACTAGCAGCCATCAAAAGGTTCACGCCTGTATGGACTAGAGCGATACGAAGTGTGTCACCTTTTGGCATTCCATCAGAGACTAACAATCCTGCCAGCCAGATGGTCCCTGTTGTACCAATGTTAGCACCTAAGACACATGCAATTGCTGCAGGTAAAGGTACTGCACCAGATGCAACTAGCGCGATGATGGCAGTGGTAGATAGAGAACTACTCTGCCATGCCAAGGTCATAACAATGCCACCAAAGAACATGTAAATTGGGTTAGCTATGAACCACTGTAGGTGGTCGATGTTACCCATAGATTTCATGCCACCTGAAAACATTTTAAGACCAATGTAAAAGATGACTAGACCAACACTAATCTGTACTAGATTAATCATGGTGCTGTACCTTTCCAGAGTTTTAGCTGTGCCTTCAGCTTGCCGTTGCGGATGACTAGAAGTTTTGCTTCACTTTCCCAGTAGTCGCATTCACGTTGCTGGGTCTTGATGTACTCTTCCAGTTCGGCACACTTCTCGTGCCAGTACCTATCTTTAAAAGTCATCCTGTTCTTCCTCTACTTCAAAGACACTGGCTTGTGTCACTTCAGTCATCCTGCCTGTGTTGATGTTGTAGTTAAGCAAGCAGCCGATACCTGTCTCACCGCTGAACCTGTTCTTCAGGATACGCACGGTAGATTGGTTAGGGTTGTCACCCTGCTGGTCACGCTCCACTGACAGACACATGTCTGATAGCTGGGCGATACTTGCAGAGCCACGCAGGGAATTGAGTGTGACTTCAAGGCCATTCTCCCAGCCACGTTCACCAGATGGGCGGCGTAGGTGGGACACAAGGATAAGGCCAATGCCTGTCTCTTCACACAGGGACCGTAGCTTGGTCATTACAACGTCGATGTTCTTTCGTTCATCACCGTCATCGATACCACTGACTACGATAGATAGGTGGTCGAGTATGACGTAAGATACTCCACAACCTTTTGCTAAGTAGCGTACTTTGTTAAGTAAGTTGTCTGTCTCTAGCGACCCAAAGTGGTCATAAAGATATACGCTACCGCTACCAACTGTAAGATCAAAAGCAGATCGTAAGTCATCATCAGTTACTCCTTCTTTCGTGAGGTGTAATGGCTTGTCTAAAGCCAACCCCATGAGGCCAAGGGCGGTGCGCTTCACGTTCTCTTCTAGCGCAATGTAGCCAATAGATTGGCCTTGGTTTATAAGGTGATATGCAATCTCTTTGCACACCTGCGATTTACCTACGCCACTACCAGCACATATGGTCACCAGTTCACCTCGACGTATGCCGTGGGTCTTGATGTTCAGCGATTGGAATGGGTAGGGGATAGACGGGGTGTCAGCATCTATTGATACGTCATCCCATAGGTCTGTTCCTGCGAGGATACCGTCTGGTCGATGAACCTTTGCTTGCCACATAGCATCGATAAGTTCTTTGGTACGTCCAGCCACCAGCATTTCGTTGGGGTCTTTGAGTGGCAGGGTGGCGATGGCAGCTTTGCTTGGGGTTAGCAGTTCAGCAATCTCTATGCTTGCTGCACGGCCCACATCATCGTTGTCCAGCATGATAACCACACGGTCAAAACTCTCAACAAATTCAAGTGAGTTTTGCACCGCGCGTTTAGCACCCTGACAACCGTTAGGAACTGACACTACGGGGAAGCGATTGCCCTGTGCTTGGCTCATAGAACAGGCATCAATTTCACCCTCTACAATCACCAGCATCTTAGCGTTGCCAGCAGACCAGAGGTGCTGCCCGTACAAGCCAGCAGCCTTGGTGTCACCTAAGAACTTGAAGCCCTTGTCAGAGAACCGCAGCTTCTGTGCTACCACCTGACCTGAGTTGTTGCGGTAGTTAGCAACATGACAGGGCTGACCGTTGTACTCACCAATGTTATAACCAAATTTCTTGCAGGTTTCTTCAGTCAGCTTGCGCCGTGGCAGAGCCTGTGGTTCGCCAATGGCGATAAGATTAGTCTGCATTTTTTGAGATACCTTTCGGACAGGTGCGGTGGAACTGTCACGGGATGACTTATTCACCCCGCAACTGAAGCAGTGACTGCCATTGCTGTAGACCCCCAGTGCATCTGAGGAACCACAGTCAGGGCAGCTTTCATGACCGAAGAATTCAGCCTCTTGCGAGTTTATATTCTGCATACTTGGCCCCGCTTGGTGCTGTCTTCATGCTCATTACGATGTCAGTGCCAGCGTTCTTCAGCCGATTAACAACTGCAGCCAACCGCCAGATGTTGTAGTTCGATTGGGCTTCCAGTGGGCTGATAGAACCATATGTGTTGAGGTGCTTAGTAACTGTTTGCATTTGTGTCATGTGTATCTCCAAGATGTCTGGGATTTAAAGAAGCCCACCCAACAGAATTGTTGAGTGAGCTATAGTGCAACCTAGAAAGTTTGCTTCAGTTCACCTGTGTCAAACCACAGGGCAGCATCGAAGTTCGGACAGGTCTTGCCGCTGTCAAAATCAGTGTGACCTTTGACCTCGGTGTCCTCTCCGAATAGTTCTTGCTGTTCCTCCAGCACATCTCGCAGTGCTGTGTACTGAGCATCAGTGTAGTTAATCTCTGGGCCTTTCTTGTCGGCGGTCATGCCACCGATCAGGCAGATGCCCACAGATTTATTATTGATACTGCGAACGTGCGCCCCTTGCTTGTGATATGGGCGACCTCGCTCGACTTTACCATTTCTCTTGATGACCACATGGTAACCACATCCTAGCCAGCCTTTTTCTCGGTGCCACTGGTCAATCTCTTTGACACCAATGTTCATGCTGGGTGGGGTGTAGGCACAGTGGACGATAAGATACTTAACGTCTGTCCTCTTCATTCATCTATCCATTCTTGTGGGACAACGCGCTTTGAGTAGAGGAAGCCATGCTTCTCACACCACATCGCGTATGTTGTCTTTGATTGTTTTGAAATTTTTGTATTAGGGTTGGAGAAGACCAGTCGAATATCCAACTCAGGATGCTGTGCTTTCACCAGCAACATCTTGGCTCTGTCTTCAGTTTTAAACTGGCCCTTGCTCTCAATCACAATGGTCTTACCTGACCGTGTAGTGATGTAGAAATCTGGGGTGTAGGTGGCAGTTCTTTCAGGTACGAGATACTTTAACTTGTTCTCTTCATACTTAAACTGCACACCCTTCACAGTGAGGTCGGCGGCTAGACTTTCCTCAAGTCCTGACCGCCAACCATTCGCTATTGCTCTTTGCCTTGTTGTGCTGGGATAGCGTATTCCACCGATGCTAGAAATCAGTGTCACCATAGTCGATGGTATCATCTGGTTTAGCAAAGGTGCTGGCTACTTCAGATGTCTCATCAGTGTAGCCTTCCTCATCAGAGAACATAGAACTATCACCATCCTTACCGCCTTCAACTAAGTTGATAACCTGCACTGCATTCAGGCGCAGTGAGATGCCTACTGCTTTGTTACTGGGCATGGTATATGGCACGATGGTCACTGATACTTTCAGCGTGGAACCGCCACCAATCTGAGCGTTTGTAGGACGCCGCTTGGCATCGAACAAAGCAACCTTCATATCAACTGGCCCGTTGTTAGTTTGAATTCGTGCCTTCTGTTTAACCCTCAGTATCCAGCTACCTGTCAGGTTACCTTGGTCATCCACCTCTTCTGAGATTGGCAAGTGGGTGTTGAACTGTTTGACCTTGGGGTTCTGAGAGACTTCCTCTGCATAATACTGGTCAAGAATTTTTTGCAGTCGATCAATGACGGGCTGGGCTGTAGCCTCATCCAGTTTCACATCGACCTTGTACTCACCACTGCCATCTCCCTTATCGAACTTGGTGTCAGGTGAGTTGAGGTGAGGCCACACTGCTATACCAGCAGGTGACACCATCTTTTCGTATTGATTTTTAGCCATGTGGTTTTTCCTTCTTAGCTATATTTTGAAACGTCCACACCGACTTCAAGAAGTCTGGCGAGAATGTCAGTCGGCACGGGGTCGCCGCGCAGGTGCAACATCTCTGCGGTGTGAATGAGACCCTCTTTGGAAAGGGGTTTGTGGGTTGTGTCGCTCATAAGAAATCCTTTCGATAAGCTATAGTGCAACCTTGAGATTGCATTGGTTACAATTCATATATGGTTAGACTATGCGAAGAAGAATTCGCTGTGCCGAACCTGTGTAATATCCAAATCTCCAGTGGCTGGGAGAGGTGGTAGTTCCAAGCCAGACTGTGCCTCTGCCTGTGACTTGAACAACTGCAGTGGGTTGTTGTGTTCATACAGATCGATGAAGGCTTCACGTAAGCAAGCACCAAACATCTCAACGTCAGCAGCGTGGCAGCTAAAGCTGTCATGTATCATTCCGAAATGCGTGACGCCGTTGGACTTCGCGAGATTGACAGACATGCGAAGATGACATCCATCATTTGCATGGACCCAGTTAGGGCTGATGCCGTTACCTTGGCGTCTGCTGTCCAGCTTGT